TAGATCCATGGTTCTTAGGATCTCGTTGAGGTGAGACAGGCTAATGGCTCTCGAACCACCCTGATCACCGTACGTTAACTGGCGAATCTCCTTGTTGTACAGTAGATGGGAAACAACTTTGGAGCTGGTCCAAATTCGTGCTGGAGCAATCCCTACATCATCAAGCAACTTATCTCTCCAACGTTGAAGATCCTGGATAGGTGTTGCCTTCTCGTAGTTGCTCCACTTGGAATCACCAGACAAAACCTGCTTGTGATCACCAGGTACCTTGTAGTCAACTGTCATGACTACACCGTTTTCCGCAAGGACAATCTTCCCGGAGGTCACGGCATCGATCTTCATCTTTTCAGCCCTGGCAAGGGTAGAATCGATCATGTTATCCATGTCGTTGTAGATGGTGTCGCGGACAAAGTCGATGTCGCCTACACCTTCACGACGCAGGGCAACTAAAGCACGGCCGGTAAGGTTGATCTTCCGCTTGATGGTCGGAATCTCACCAGCAACCTTCTCATGACCTTCACGGCTAGCGATTTGTGCTTCGGCACCAAAAGCCTGCACATTGGCCATGACGGGGAGCAGATGTAGGTCTTTCCAGTACTCAAAGGAAAGCTCGTTTACCGGATCGCTGGGAAACAGCTCGCTGCCGCGATAGGCAAGCGGGTCCTCCTTGAGGTTGGCTTCTTTCAAAGCCGCACGTTGTCTAGCGTAGTCGATGGTAAACTGTCTAGCGAACTCTCTCAAGATGTTGTTAGGCACTAGATATCATCCTTTCTGATAGTGAAAAGCACCCCAGCTTTGGAGTGCCTACACAAAGGTAATGTTGTTCAGTTGTTGCTTAAGGTCCGAAGTCACTTCGACGGGCAACCGGGCAGTTAAGACTCTGGCCCAGTCAAAGGCCGTTGCGACCTGGTCACCGAAGCCGTAACCGTTCCCTAGACTAAAATCTACAGTTTCACCAAGCATCAAGACGGCAGTTTCACGGCCATCAGTAGCAGCACTAACATCGGCAATGCCGCCTGCAAGGACAATCTTTCCGGCGGCTGCCCAATTTGTACCGCTCTTAGCACTGGCAATGGTTACTGCAATCTCGCTCACATCCACATCAGTTGGAGCCCCAGTGGTAGCTGCGGCAATCAGGCCTTCCAATTCTGTTTTTCCGTAGTTTGTTGCAGCTACGAGGGTGAGAGTCAGTACATTCTCTGCCCAGGCTCCACCTGCCTCTGCCCCAACTACAAACTTGACTTCAACGCCATTATAAGCAGCAGACTTTCCCCCTTCGATCTTTGCAGTAACACCGTCCACTTTGACTTCGCCGACAGCCTTCACTCCTGTCACAGCAGGGTGATAAGGTCCATACTTGCCAGTGGCAGTAATCTTGCCCAGTGGAGTCCCGATTTTGAGTTCTTTGCGCCCCTCTTCGTCAGCTTCAACAAGAGTATGATCGAGCGTCACACCGCCAGTGACCCAGCGGATCTTCTCGCTGTCGAAGATATTGACCTGTTCTCCGTACTTCTTGCCTCTTTGTTCAAGATTATAAGACATTCATATCATCCTTTCTGATTCAAAATGCTTTGCCTACTTACTTTCGACTACTTGTTTTGACCACCCAAAACTTGGGCTACAGCTGCAGCAACTGCAGTAGCTATGGCCGTGGTGTCTGTAGAGCCGCTGTTGATACCTAGACGTTGAGCAGCCATTTGGCTGGCTTTCGCTTTGACTTGTACACCTTCATCGCCGCCACCGCCCCTCGCTGGATTGCCGCCAGCAGGAGGCACAGTTCCTGCACCAGACTTGACTAGGTAGGGTTTGGCCTTAACCAGGGCTTCAACAACCTCTTTGACGCCCTCCGCTGTACCATCGTCCTTGACGGTGACATCAGATAAGTCAGCCAATCTGAAAGCATCTTCCACATCCACCAAATTGGCAGTAGCTGCATGAGCGACAAACGAGGCTTTTATATAAGCCTGCTTAGCCCGCTCTTCGGCTTGGGCTGCTTTAGCCTCAGCTGCTTGTTTGGCTTCCTGCTCTCTTTGAAGATCGGACTTCTCCTTGTCCTTGGCTGCTTGATATGCTTTAGCCGCGGCCTCCATGGCTGCATAGGACTCGTAACCCAAGGCCTTGGCTTGATCTTCAAGAGCTTTCTTGGCAGCGGTGTTATTGGCCCGACTTAGCCGTTCAGCAATAATTCGATCCACCTCAGCCTGTTGTTCTGGACTAAATACTACTTTTGTTCCGCCTTTATCCTCCGGCGTTGGAGTTGAGCCACCGGCACCCCCGGCGTCAGGGTCTCCTTCTCCAGCAAATAGCTGCAGGTTCATGCGACTCTGATTAGTGCGTTCGATTGGTCCTTCCAACAAAAAGCGTTTCATTGTAGGCATGTTAAACCTCCACTTTAAGCCTGTCGGCTGTTATTTTCACACCGCAAGAGTTTACTGCCATCGTGCGTTTTGGGCATAAGAAAAGCACTATCTGATAAGAGATCGTGCTGCATTGTGCTGTAATTCGGTTAGTATTTCTGCGCTGAGCAACCCCACAGTCATTTCGTTATGGGCAATCAAAAGCGATTCTAATTGCTCGGGTGGAGCTAATACATCGGTGTTAAAACACATCCCTTGGGGATGGTCGTCAGGAACATTGTCCTTTGGAAACACACCAGGTCCAAGGTCACTATGATTATGTTTAGCCCGATAGTCACAGATTTCCGGGTATCCCATGTACTCAGCACTAGCTGGCCAGCTTGTCGGGTGACTGGCAGATAGGTTCCATTGAATCCCCACAACTAAAGGGCTGTTCATGGCCTGCAATTTATGGGCTTGCCTGTAGGCCTGATTGATCTCGGTCCTGGCCAGTCTCAAAGCATTATAGGCCAAACTACCCCTACCAGTAACACTTGGTTTGATGCCTGTAGTCCACGCAGGACCAGGCTTCAACAAAAAATCCCGAACGGACCGGGATAGCTCAACGGCTGATATGCCCTGTGAGATCGCTGCATTCACTCGACCTAATATTTCGCGTTCAGATATGGCTGCCAGGTTCCAGATTCGATCTGCAAGCTGGTGGCCGTCTTGGTATCGGCGTTTAAATACAACGTCACGGAGATTACGAGCAAGGCCTGTTCCGTATTGGGTGCTAATTATCCATGGCAACAGAACCACCTACCATCCAACCATTATCCAGGGCTACTTGGGTTAGGGTGTTGGAAAACTTACGAACCCACTCTTCGTTTCGATCGTCATCAACCCAATCGCCGGATTCAAAAATGATGGCATGGGTCAGTTCGTGCAAGAATACGTTAAACTGTCTAGCAGGACTAACGTCTCCGGCAATCTTTATCACCTGATCGGTATAGGTGACTTCGCCGTACAATCCACCAAGTTTGAAGAGGTCCGGAACGACTTCAACGGTATAGATCATGGTTCCAACCTTAATGCTCTTAGGTAGTTTCATTTGTCCCAGAACGATTCACTCCTTTCTGCACCTCGCTAATCAACCCCAAGACTCGTTTAGCGTCTTTTTCAGGCATCGTCTCTAAAGCCTTCTGAACATATAAGAGCTGGGTCTTACGCTCAGCCTCTAGTCCTTGCTCTGCAGCATGTTCGGCGGATTTACGAATGACGCTCTCTAATTCACCTGCAAACCAGATGCAAGTATTGCGAACTTCTAGTTCGACCTTGGACTTGGCCGAAGCGGGAATAACCCCATCAGCTCCTTGAGAATGACGAGTGAAGATTGCAACTAACTTAGCATCAAACTCATCCAGTAGATCGTAAATGGTCTTCTCTGCACCTTGTTCATCCCTGAGAAACCGGGCCCTGGAAGCTTGAGACATTTTGGTGGGGAGTTCTTGCCATAGAGGATTAGACATTATCATCCTCCGCCCCGGTTGGCCCAGCATCACGGCCAGGGGAAACGCCTCCCAACAACTGACGTTCCAGCTCCTCCATATCAAATAATGACCGCTGGCTATGAGTTCGATCTAGCTGCTTGTCTAGATCGGCATCGACCTCTTCTTCACGCTGAGCCATCTCTTCATCGCTGAGTCCTTGTCGTCTCCAAAACTCCTTACGACTGGCTAGTCCCATGTTGGCTTCTATCTGCCAAATATTCATCGTTTGCAGTTCATCGTCCGGCAAGATTGGTTCGTAGACAATAGCGTTTTTGAACTCTTCAAGCGGTGTAGAGCTACGGCGCATCGCTCGGAGGGCCAGAGAATTTATCCACTCGAGTCCATTGGCGTAGTTGCCCCTCAACTCTTGGATTTTGGCAATGAGTTCGGCCGCATGCAAACTAACAGCATAGCCAGACAGGCCCGATTGCTCACGGATCTTACTCAGTGTGAGCTCGGGCAACTGATCCTGAATGTTGTTGGTAACTTCCCTTACATGTTCCAGAATGTGAGGAAGAACAACGCCTTGATACTCCAGTATTTCTAGGTTAGCCTCAATATTGGGCATGTAGTAAACGTTGTCCTCATTTAGCCCCTTGCGTATGATCGGTTTGGTTCCGGGTTGCATTCCTCTAGCTATCAGAGTTGGATCTGCATACCGTAACAAGATCCGGTTCGAGAAGCTGGCCAGCTCATTCACTTCATCAATCTGCGACTGGACATTATGCCAGCTATTGAGGCCATACGCCTCGCCAATGTCGAGGTTCTTGATGTGCACTGCAGGCACCTCGCCAAATGGATGTGGCTGCGGGTATCCTTCGTCCATTTTCTGATCGGTATATCTCTCAATCCTATCGGGCCAATAGATCCAGTCCCTGGTGTGTGATCGGCCACGATCATCAAAGAAAATGTAGGACTGCTTTGCCCATTGTACCTGGTTCTGGTCATCGGGGTCTTTTTGAACGGTCATATCTTCGGAGTTGGCCACAATGATCCGGGGAATGACTTGGCCATCGCTACCTAGATTTTGGAGGATTAGAAATGCGTCTCCAGTGTTAGCGCCGTACCTAACCAGCTTGTATTTCTCCGCCTGGAGATTGCTCCGTTCCCATATCTCTAAAATGTCAGTTTCAAACTGCGGTTCAGCATCAACAGCAAGCTTTTGTTTCATCACAAATCGGGCGTCTGTGTCAACGCACTGGGTCACACAATCGAACACTCTACGGAGGTGCTTAAATAGCTTTCGTTCCTTGGCGTAGTCCTTGCCCAGCTCAGATAAGTACTGTTGCCCTTTGTAATAGAGCCAGTTCAGTTGATACCTCTTAAATCGTTCTTGATCGGATTCTCGCAAATCTAGAATCGACCGATTAACTGCGTTAGATACTGTGAACAAACAGAATCACCTCCAACTAAATTGACCTACCAATTGCCAAGGCCCAA